AGTAGCATCATTAAAAGTCTTTGTTCCTGCTATCGTTTGAGTTCCTGTTGTAATCAATCCCCTTGCAGTTGCACTCGCATCAGGAATGTTAAAAGTATGCGTAGCCGTTGTACTTGAGATATTGAAATCCGTTCCACTCGTTCCTGTTTGAAAGTATTGCACTTGAGCAGTCAAACCATTTAATGCAGTAATACCTGTACTAAATGTTGTTATAATTTGACACAAATGTCCATCTTGAGTATGAATAGTTGTAGTCTTACCACCGCTATTAGTAGCGTATAATTTAACCGCCAACCTATCCGTTAAAGTTAAACTTGTAGCAGGAACTGCCATCGCAAAAGTGTAAAGATTCAAAGCAGTACCATCGTATATAATCTCATTGCTACTTGTAGAAATCAAAGTGAAAGTAGTTCCATCATACTTGTAAAGTTCTGCGTACATCTGCGGAGTACCACCGTTTGAACTCATTGAAGCGTAAATCTCATAGTTCCAATTTCCTGCTGGTATGTTTAATTGTGCAGGGTCGTTAGCATCCGTTAAAAATGCTACTATAAAACCATCTCCTGATTTAGCGAAATCAACCCCTGTTCCTATTACCGCAGTTTTACTCATTTCGTAATAAGTAACACCACCAATAGTGCCTTGACTTGTTCCTCCATTAAGATAATACGAAACCGAAGAACCGCCACCACCACTTGAAGGGAAATCTGCTAAAGTACCATCTCCCCTGATATATTGTGAAGCAACACCTGCTCCTGTTACTGCAATCGTTCCATTAGCCGTTAAAGGGCTATTTGCGACACTAAAAGCACTCGGCATAGATAAACCTATGGAAGTGATTAAAGTAGGGAATGTTGTCAAGTTTCCTGCTCCGTTTACATACTGAAGATTTGTTCCGTTGAAACCTATGTTAATCGTTCCGCTTGTAGTAATGGGTGAGCCTGTGATATTTAAACTATCTCCGCTTTCAGTAACCGCAACACTCGTTACTGTTCCTGTTGCTCCTGAAGCCCTTTGCCATATAGAACCGCTATAAATAACTTGGTCTCCCACAACAAAAGCTATCGCACCAGCACCGAAGTCAACTGTCCCTGCAACATTACATAAGTAAACATCACCTTGATTTCCTGTGCCATTTACAAGGGTTGGTGTGTTAGTAGCAGCGTTCCAAGTACCTTTATACTCCATTACGGAGTTAGGTAACTGACTTACTAAAATCTTACCATTTACATCAAGTCTTGGCACACCATTTGCAACATCAAATCCTAATGAAGTCAATACCCCACTTGTTCCAATAATTACATCTTGTAAATTCCTCACTTTCGCACCTGCTGAAACAACTATTTGATTTGCCATCTTATATTAATTTATAACTAAATTATTGAAATAATGCCCTAATAAACTCCCCACTTTCTAATACCCTTCCAAATGTCAATACCCCTGTCGTACTATTCCACTTCACTTGCTCATCAACTGCCGTTCCTGTCGTTAAAATATCTTGAACATCAATACCACCACGAGAAACATAAAGACAAGCCTTGCCTATCATATCGCCATAAGTGATTGTTGTTTCTCCACCTGCTGCAATAGTTCCCTTTGTGTAAACCGCACCTCCAGCAACAATTACAACCCCTTCAGGATTGATTTCAGTTCCTGTTGTAGCATAAGCACCTGTACCCTGTAACGATACACTATACGTTGCTATGTCCTTATAAGGTGCGTTAATTTGTAAACTTGTTAAATTGCAATCCCCACTAATAACTACTAACCCATCAACTCCGTTGTCAATAACAAACTTTACTAAAATTGTAGTCCTATCTTGTTGTTGCTCAAGTAAGAATAAATAGCCATAACCATCCAAAGTTATAAGACCATCACAAGTAACACTCCAACTAGCTATGTCGTTTTTAAACTCCCTATACCAAGCACTCGTTTGGCTTGTTACTTCTTTTTGGTCAACACTTACACTAAATGTGCAATTTGTTGAACACGAAAAAGCAATATCCCTACCTGCTGGATAAGCCTCCGAAGGTGGTTCAAAGTAGTATAAAATTATATTGTTGCCCTGTACTTTATCTGCCATATTGCAAATTTAATCTTTTTATGAATCTATGTATTTTATTGTTTCAGTTGATTCGTTATCTACATCCGTAATCTCTATAATTTGCATTGAATCAACTTCATCTATTTGTGGAATAATACTTGCTCTATTTAAAAGGAACTTTTTACCATCGTAAGTTAAAGGAGTTGTATTTGGGTCAGTAACTAAATAAACTTTATCTAAATAGTTTAGTCCTTTTTCAGTTTGAAATGAACCCAAATCCGCTTCTAATGTTCCAAAATTCTTACTTAATAAATTTGAGTATTGTCTAGCTATAAGCATTTGTAATAAAGGGAAACTTTCAACATTTGGATATCTAAACCAATTTTTTAACACATTACCACTTGAATCATATAAAACACCTAAATTATTAGTTAATAATCCTACTGTGTATCTAAATTCAGCATAACTTCCGTAATCTTGTTTTAACTCTTTTATATTATTATTTCCTGTTCCAATTTCTCTTGTAACTTCTATTGAGTTTGTAATAAAATTACCTTGTGTCAATTTTACATTTCTAAATAAAATAGCATTGTGGTCAGTTCCTTGTTGGCAAAATATTTTAATTAAAACATAACCACCCCATTGTAAACCAACACCAACAGGAATTGCTGGATATGTCATATTAACACTTATTGAATATGAATTAAATTCATCTCTATATGTGTCAGGAGTAAATGGATTATCTATTGTAAGATATGTTTGAGTTGTTTGCCAAGTATTTGCACTATTATAATAATATGATGTTACACCTCTTACTAATTTTATCTCTACATAACCTACAATATTAGGTAGCATTATATGTTCCAATGATAAAGTAAATTGCGGTCCAACCATAAATGGTGCGTATAATGTTTGTGTTAATGGAGCAGGTGGTACATTTTGGAAATATGCAGTAGCACCACCCGATGCAGCTGTTAAAAGATTTATATTATTAAAATTAGAATCAGGTACTACTTCAATTAAATTACTTGGATATGTTCCTGTTGAATAATACAAAAACCATCCAAATACTGACAAAGAATCAGGAGTTGGTGTATAGTTTTGTAATCCCTTAAATGTTCCGTTATGAATATAATTATTAGGATAATTAAAATCGTATGTTAATTTTATTTTTGGATATCCTTTTCTAACTATTTTAGTTTGACTATTATTTATAAAATGAACATTACCTTCTGCGTATGGCTCAATAGTTACATCTTTATCAAATACACCGCTTCCTGCATTAGCTAAACTTGGATAAATTTGATAATTAGTATAGTATCTTGTATCATTTGCCATTTCGTTGATAGCTAATAATTGCCATTTACCATCCGATTGAAATAACCTACAACCAAATGATTTAACAATATTTTCAAGTACTTGATAGTATGTTACTCCTTGAATATCCCTTCTATATTGATATGTTTGGTCAAATGGTTCTTCCGATGAAGCATCATCCCTTGTGTACATTCCTTCAGCATAATACGAACACGATGTCAATAAATCAATAGCTTCAGGATATAATATTGCATTTAATATTTCTGCAATTATATCCATATAATTAAATAAAGAATTAACTGTTTGTTCTTCTACAAAATCAAATGTATTGTATTCTAAAAATGATAACCCATCTATGGCAATCATATCTACTTGAATATATCCTGTTGTAAATGGTACTTGAACATAGTCATTAAATAGAAATCCACACCATAACAAAGTTTCTTCATTTAATAATTTTACAAAATACTTTCTATCATCAAAACTTAATAACTGCGGAAAATCATCGTAATTTTCATCCGATACAAGGAAAGAAATATTTAATTGAGATGATACTATTGCTGCCAATGGTTCATCTTCACTTGCATTAGAATTTAATTGAATATTTACTGCATCATAATTTATTACTAAATCAGTAGTGTAATCTCTTTCGTAAATATCTACATATAAATTTGTTCCATCTCTCAATGCTTGTGTTAATCTATATTTTATTCCGTATGCCATTATACTAAACTTATGTTTTGACCTTTTAAGAATGAAGATTTTTGCGTTCTATTTATTGCTACTAATAAATCCTGTCCTCTTAATACAAATAAACCACCACTTGCACTTCCGCCACCACTCATTGCACCTGCACTAAATGTAGTGTTAAGCATTCCGCTTAATTTACTTAAAGGGATAATAGCTTCAGGACCAGCTTCACCAACCATTCCTATATGCGGACTTGTTGCAATTCCACCTGTTGCGTATTTCCTACCACCAAATGCACTTTGTAAAGCACCACTAGCAGCAAAAATCGCTTTTAATTCAGGGAATGCAGTTAGTATAGCTTGAAATATTGTTGCCTGAATAACCGCAGAAGCTATTGATAATGCTATATTTCTAAACATTTGACCAACTGCCTCTAATGGATTAGTTCCTTGTTCCATAGCATCAAAAACACTCATTAAACCATTTGTTACACTTCCAGCTAATAAATTAGCAAAGTTTTCGTAACTGTTGTTTAATTCTTTTAATTTTTTTTCTTCTAAATCATAATTACGTACATTTTCTCTTACAACCTTTCCTATACTATTTTTATATGGGTCTGCATTATCCTTTCTAAATTTCTTTGTAAATTCACTTTCTTTTACAGGTGCATCTTTATATTCAAATTCAATATAAGACAAGTCTAATTTTTGAAATCTTTTCTTATATGTTTCAATATCCATTAATTGTTTAGCTAATTCATATTTTAAATTAGCAGAAAATTCAACTAAAGCATCTATTGTTTTATCTGCTCCTTTTTTAACTGTATCAGGAGTATCAAATTTTAATACATCAGATAATGTTGTAAATAATGATGATTTTGCTCTTTCAATAGCTTTTTGAGCATCTAATAATGGTTTTACATATCTTGCATCAACTTGACCTCTTAAATATTCGGTTGTAATACCTTGTTCTAATTGTTTTGTAGTTGCTAATTGTGCATTTCTTTCTTTTTGTCTTTCATCTATTACTTTCTTATAAGCAGTATTAGCAGCAGTTAAAGCATCTATATAATTTTTTTCTTTACCAATTGCATCTTTTTGAACGGCAGCTAAATTATTTATTGAGTTTAAATACTTGGCAGTATAAGAATCAATATTTTTTACATCTAAATCTTGTATTTGTTTATTATCTGAATATAGTTTTTTAAACTCTTTTAAGGCGTTTTTTCTTGTATTAATATCAACTCCTTTATTTGATATAATACCGCCTAATGCTCCACCTAATAATTGACTTGATTGAGCAGCACCTGATATTTTATAAATATCATCATTTAACTTTTTAAGTTCTTCTCTTAATTCTTTTATTTTTTCGGATGAACCTGAAAATGCTTCTCCTATTTGTTTAGAAAATACAACTGCTAAAGAAGATACTATACCTAATACAACACCAAGTCCTGCTGGACCTGCTAACCCATCTATCATTGCAGTTAAAGCCTTTTTAGTGCCTCCTTCCGTTTTGGCTAATCGTTGGAATGATTCCAACATTGGGTTAAGGTTATTTGCTATACCTATAATTCCATAAGGAGCATCTTGAGCAATCCTTGAAAAGTTTACAAGTGATTGAGTTGCATCACCCATTGGTTTTGTAGTTTCACCAATTCTGCTATTTAAATGTGCAATTTTATTTTCAAGAAATGTAATATTAGTATTTAAAGCAGTAATTGCACCAACATCAGTTGACTTTTTTAAAGTAGCTTGAAATTGTCTTAATTGATTTTGTGCTTTTATTAATTCAGTTTGTAATACCGAAACATCCGCATCAATACTTATCCAAAACTTATCAAATGACTCTGCCATAATATTTTAATTTACTCCGTACAACTTTAAAGTCCTTGCCAATTGGTCGCTTGTCAACATTACCTTTTCTTCTTCAATATCCATATCATCAATTGCTGGTATATGCCAAAAAGCCTTTATACTCTTGGGTGATTTTTCAGTTGTGTTACTTAAATATACAATATAGGCAAGGTTTCTAGTCCTTGCCCATTCGTTTAACTCTTGTTTTTCTTTACCCATTACAATAATAGAAAAGTCTTTCCAAGTCATATCCCAAAACTCATTGGGTCTTATATTGCATTCAGCAGCCTTAACTAAAATATCATCCCACCCTAGCTTTATTAGGCTTTTTTTTTTCTTCTTTAGGTGTTCCTTGTACTGCCATAACTGTATGTTCTACAATGTATTTTAAGTACAAAAGGATTTGTCCTTCAGGATTAAAAATACCGCCTATTTCATCAATCCAATCGCAAACATCATCTTCGGTAAATTCAACTTCTTGTTTGTTAGTAATACAACCTGATTTATATCCGATGTGTATT